CCATCAACCCGCACTTGCTTTGCGTTCCATCGCGATGCAATCGGTATGGGCATTGGCATGAACCAAAAGTCTGAAATCAACTACGTTCCTGAGAAAACGTCATTCCTTGTTTCTTCAATGTTCTCCGCTGGTGCGGTTGCCATTGATGACGATGGTATTGTCAAAATCTCAGCGACTGAATAGAAAGGAGTTTAGAAAATGGCTTTCTCTTCAGCAGGATGGAATGTTATCGGTGCAGCTAAATCTGGCAACGCCCCTAGCATGTACACTTACACATCAGCGGACGCGATTGCGACTGTGAACACAGCAGGATATTTCAACGACTTGTCAGACACAGTGGCAGTTGGTGATGTGATCTTTGTTCACGACAGCGCGACCCCAACAATGTCAATTGTTATGGTTGCATCAAACGCCTCTGGTGTTGTTGACGTTACCGATGGCACAGCCATCGCAATGACCGACACTGACTAATCTAAGTGGAGCCGGGCAACCGGCTCCCTTTCCCTATTTTGGAGTAGCGCAATGGCGGCTGGTGATACCAAACTATCAATTTGTTCTGATGCTTTGATTATGCTGGGCGCTGCGCCTTTATCATCATTTGCCACCGGCACTGACGAAGCGCAGGTCGCTGATCGCCTCTATGACGATGTGCGCGACACTCTCTTGATGCAATATGCGTATTCTTGGTCTGTGCAAAAAGTTCAGTTAGCGCAGCTTGCTAGTACCCCAATCAATGAATGGAAATACACCTATGCGCTGCCCGGCGATATTCTTGGCAACCCAAAGGCTGTATTTAATGTAAGCTCTGTGGGTGCGCGGCCAGTTCGCGATTTTGAGATTTACAACCTTGGCCTTTACACTAATTACGAAACGGTTTGGATCGACTACCAGTTCCGGCCAGAGCCAGCAATATTCCCGCCGTATTTTGTGCGCCTGTTAAAGATGGCGTTGGCGGCTGAGTTTGCCGAGCCGATTACCGACCAGATCGCTAAGGCTGATTATTACCACGCAAAAGCGTATGGCTCACCGTCTGAGAATATGCGCGGTGGTTTGGTTCGCGTGGCAATTAACATTGACGGCGCTGACCGCCCGGCACAGCAAATACAAGAGTTCCCGATTTCAGATATAAGGTTCTAGCATGAGCCGCATCATCCAGATCCAGAATGACTTTACCGCTGGCGAGCTAGATCCAAAGCTGCGGTCGCGTACTGACATCAGTCAGTATAAGTCTGGTCTTTCGACAGCGCGGAATGTAAACATTCAGCCGCAGGGCGGTGCCAAGCGGCGTGACGGCACTAAGTTTGTTGCGGCGCTAGACAGCGGCGCGGCTAACGCTGTGCGGATGGTGTCGTTTGAATTTAGCATTAGCGATAGCTATATGCTGGTCTTTACACCCGGTAAAATGTATGTATTCAAAGACGGCTCGCTAATCACCGACATCAACGGCAGCGGTAATGATTTTCTAGCCGTGGCTAGTTTGACTAGCTCTATCTTGCCGGAAATGAATTGGGTGCAGTCTGCCGACACTGTTATCGTGGTGCATGAGGATCTGCCGCCGACAAAGATTGTGCGTGGCGCAAGCGACAGCACTTGGACTGCCAGCACGATCACATTTGATTTTGTGCCTAAGTATGCGTTTACTTTAACTGTAACTGCCGGAACCGCATATAACACTGGTGTGCCACATGACCACCTAGAGCCGTCAGCTACATCAGGCAATCTAACACTAACAGCTAAACATAGCGGCTCTGACGCTCTTATTTTTACTGATGCTGCTGCTGATTACATTGGGCAGTATATTAATGTGACACCGTTTGGCCGGTTGCGGATTGTGCGCAAGGTATCAGCAGCCAAGCTAGAGTGTTTTGCCGAGGTGCCTTTGTTTGACACCGGAAACATTGATGACGCTGATTGGGAGATTGAAGAAGGTTACGAAGAGGTGTGGTCGTCTAGCCGGGGTTATCCGCGCAGCGTGACATTCCACGAGGGGCGCTTGTATTTCGGCGGCACTAAGCAGCGGCCATCAACTATCTTTGGGTCGAGGGTTGCGACTTTCTTTAACTTTGACCCCGGAGAGGCGCTTGATGATGCAGCGGTTGAGGCGACACTAGACACCGGCACGTTTAATGCAATTGTTGATATTTTCTCTGGTCGTCACTTGCAGATTTTTACGACTGGGGCTGAGTTTTATGTGCCGCAAACGCTAGACACGCCCATCACGCCGAGCAACCTTATCGTTAAGCAGCAGACTGCCTTTGGCAGCAAGCCCGGCATACGATTGCAAAACGTGGACGGCTCGACCTTGTTTATCCAAAGGCAGGGCAAAGCTATCCAAGAGTTTATTTATAGTGACGCGGTGCAAGCGTACACGTCAGCCAAGATCTCGCTGTTGTCATCGCATCTGCTAAAGACGCCAGAGGAAATGGCGGTGCGCGTTGCCACGTCAACTGATGAGGGCGACCGGCTGATGCTGGTTAATGGCGAGGATGGCAGCATTGCCTGTTATACCTTGCTGCGAAGCCAAAATGTTATTGCGCCATCTGAGTGGACAACCGATGGCGAGTTCTTAAATATTGGCGTTGACGTTGACGATATCTATGTTGTGGTAAAGCGCACGGTCAACAGCGTTGATGTTTATTATGTTGAGCTATTTGATGCAGACGCATTGCTCGATTGCTCGATAACCGGGGGTGCCGCCAGTTCTGTGAACGTGACACATCTAGAGGCCAAGAGCATTAAGATTATTCGCGATGGCATCGTTGAGCCTGATCAAACCGTGCCAGCGTCACCGTTCACTGTTACCTTTGGCACTGCGGCGTCTACAAGCCACGAGGTTGGCCTCAACTTTACGCCAGAGGTAAAGACACTGCCGGTTGAGCCAAACCTGCCCAGCGGCTCTCTAAAGGGCTTTAAGAAGCGGATCTTTGAGGTAAACGCTGAGTTGTTTGAAACGCAGTCGCTTACAATTGACAGCAAGCTAATTGCGTTTCGGCAATTTGGGGCAAACGTATTTGGCAGCGCAGTGCCTGAGTACACAGGCATCAAGACACTGCACGGTCTTTTGGGTTATACTTATGATGGGCAAATAACAATCGGCCAAGAGGTGCCATTGAAAATGACACTGCTGGGCATTGATTACAAAGTGAGCATAGGACAGTAATATGGCACAGGCAATTATGGCTGGCTTAACCGCCGCTAAAATGTACTCGCAGCTAAAGGGTGCGAAGCAGCAAGCTAAAGGCGTAATGCGCCAAGCTGCGTTTAGGAAAGTGCAAGCCAGATCTGAGGCGCTTAAATATCGGCAACAAGGCGCTAGCGTTATGGACAATATCTTGGCGACTAAGGCATCAATAAACGCAAGGGCAGCAGCCGGTGGCATTGATCCATTTAGCGGCAGCGCAAAAGCTTTGTCATTGTATGCTGAGAAAAAAGGCGCAGGCGAGCTTTATATAACTCGCGATGGTGAGCAAATTGCTTTTGGTGTTGGTGAGGCGCAGGCAATGCAATATGCGTCACAAGCCAAGTCAGCGATGGCGGCTGGCAGGACTGCCGCGCTTGGCACTTTGACGAGCGCTGTGGCGGGGCAAATGTCCTTGGGTGGTGCGCCGGGTGGTGGATCGTTTAGTGGCATTGGTGATGCGCCCGGCACTGCAATGGGAACTGGCTAATGGCAGAGCTACCAAAATACAGACCTTTAGGCGTAGGCATACCGTCAGTGCCGACTGTTGACTTTGTGGCGACAGGCGCAGCTAAAGCGCGTAATTATAATGCCATTACCAAAAGCCTCAACAGCATGAGCGATTATGTCTACAAAAAGCAGGTTGCTCAGACAGAGCGTGATGCTGCGCAATATGCTTTTGAAAACCCAGTCTCAGCAAAACAAATTGAAGATGCAATTTCTCAGGGCAGAGACATTGACGAAATTGTCGGTGATCCTGACACTGTGTTTGGCGCAGTCACCAACGCCACTATTGCTCAACAGTTGACAACTGAGCTTGAGATTGACGCAAACAAAAAAATTTCCGCGTATTCTACTGCTATTAAATCTGGCGGCTTATATACAAATAAACAAATTGGCGCAATGCAGGCTGATCTTACCGCAATGATCACTGGTCACTCTGAAACCATTGCAGCGATTGACCCCAACCAAGCCCTTAAATATAACGCTGCGGCAAATACTAGCGCGTCATCTGTTTATAAATCTGCGCTTGAAATGCAGTTGTCGGTTAAGAGGGCGGCAAAAGTTGCTGCGTCAGATGAGTTTTTAGTTAGTGTGCCGGACAGGCTAAGAGATATATTGACGGCCAAAGATGTTGATGTTGAAAAGGCAATTGGCGATATGGCTATCTTAGCGCGTCAAGCTAATGATGTTGTGATAAGCACTGGCGATTTAGCTTACGCAAAAAGCAAATCAACAGAAATACAGACAATGGTTAGGGATGTGCAAGTTGGTGTATTGACTGATTACGTTATAGGTTTGCCCGGCGCAAAACAAACCAGCGCTTTACGCAGTGGAAATATGGGCGCGTTGACGCCAGTCTATGCGCTTTTAGATAGCAAAGAGCAAGCTGAGTTTAGATCAAATGTAAGAACAGAGATTGCTGCTAGGCAGACCGCTGATGATCAAGTTGAGGCCGACAATTTAAAAACAGGAAACAG